TTGCGGAGTTGTCTGCTGCTGTGCAACTGCCCGCTTACGCGGGCTGCTTCGTTCTCCGCTTCTGTTCGTCAGTCAAGATCACGTCGATCGTCTGCAACTGCCCCGTCGCGTGACCCTCGTAGACGACGAGCCACGCGCCGCAGAGTTCACATTGCAGGGTGAGCACGGGATCGGTGAGACTCTGCGCCGTCTTCGGCGGTGGCCACGTCGGCGGCGTCACCCGGTGGTTGCCGGCCTCCTCGCACTCCACCAGGCTCACGTAGCGGTACTTCGGGATGACGGTCGGGCCTTTCTTGGGGCGCATCAGCTGACCTTGCGGAAGATGACTTCGTAGCGTCCGCAGGAGCCCGTGATGCCCCAGAAGGCAGCGTTGGCCGTCGATTCCCGCGTCGTGACGACGACGGTGGCGATGCCTTGGCCGGCTCCTTGGCGCGCGAACGGCTCCGGTTCCAGCGTGACCGTCGCCGATGACACACTTTCCACGTACATGCGCGTACTGATCTCGGCCATGCGTCCTCCTTACCGGCCCGCCGCGCGGGTCACGGCGATGATCTCGTCCACCAGTGCCCCCCGGCGCGGGTGGTTCTCGTCCAGGCCACTGAGTTCCGTGCGGAGGTCGTGCAGCTTCGTCTGCGCGTCGGCGCCGCTCATCGTCTGCAGGCCGTCGCCGCGCATCGCGCCGTGCTCCACGAGGGCGTCGCCGACCGCGGCCCACGCCTTCACCATCAACGGATGCCGCCCGAGGCCGTTGGCGGCGAGCACGTCGATCAGCGCGTCGCCGCCGAACTCCTGGATGGCGCGGTTGGCGCGGCCCATCTTGGCCTCGTAGTTCGGGCCCCACTCCGTGCGCAACGCCGCGCCAGTCTGCCTGGCTTCGGTCGTCGCCTCGTCCAGCTTCGCGCGCTCGAAGGCGCCGTAGAAGTCGATGGCCGCTTGCACGATCTGCGGGGACGCGCCCGCCTTGTGCATCGCGCCAAGGAACTGCGCCTCGGCCGCCTCGTTCCACCCGCCGTCGAGCACGACGTCCGGGCGCGTGATCTTGTACCCGGTCGCCGCATCCGGCACGCCCAGCGTCTTGCGCAGCGCGGTGTCGTAGGCGGCTTTCTCTTCGGGCGTCGCCTTCTCGCCAGGCACCACGAGTCCTGTCGGCTTTGTCCCGATGAGCTTGCGGGCTTCGACGTAGCTCTTGGCGAGGACCGGACCCACCTCGGTCCAGTCCTTGCCCTTGAAGGACTCGAGGCTCTTGTCCTGGGCCAGCGGGGCGTATTCACCCGTCAGGCCAGCGCGCCAGTCGGTGACGGCCTCAACGGTCGTGGTGATCGTGCTGTCCGTCGTCGTCACGTTATCACCCATGATGCGCTCGCGCGAAGGCGGCGCGGAGATCGTGCTCGACCCGCGGCAAGAGTTCAGTCACCCGCATCGCGTCAATGACTTCGCTCGCGACATGACACCCCGTCGAACACCGGGCACCCACGACGTAGTGCCCAACAAATGCCCACCCGCCAACCACGGCATCGAGCGGACCATACTCACAGCCGTACATCTCTAGCGTCGGCGTCTCAGCCACGTTGCTTCTCCCTCCGGATCGCGCTCCGCTTGAGCAGGATGTGCAGCAGGAGGTTCGTCGCGCCGGCCCGCGCCAGCGGATCGCTCATGCTATTCGCCGTCGTCGTGAGATCGTCGAGCACGCGCTGGGCGTGAGGCGTCGCGCCGAAGACCTGCGTGTACGCGTCGGCGGTGGCCTTTTGGTCTGGGGTCATGCTCATGGTCAGTCGCCACAACGCAACCGCTCTAGGCAGTCCGTTGCATCAGGAATACGCTGGGCGATCTCTGGACGATGCCATGCGCGCGGCTGACAACAGAACATGCAATGCTCCTCCGGATCAGCACACATGCATCGAGCATATTCGTCACAGGCCTCGGCGGTGGCTTTTTGATCTGGCGTCACGCCGCCCGCCCCTTCCCGTTCTGCGCGCCCGCGCCAGCCATCTCCTGCGCCTGCTTCATGAAGGGCGACACCTTGCCCGCCGCCTCCGCCATCTGCGTCATCGTTGCCAGCTTCGCCTGGTTCTCTTGTGCCGTCTGCCGATCGGCACGCATTGCGTCCACCTGCTCCTGCGCTTCGAGATTGTCGCTCGGCAAGCCCGTGATGTCCGCGCGATCGCGGATCATCTTGTCGGTCTTGAGCAGATCCCACTCGGCGCCGGGGAATTGCGCCTTGCCCTGCGCCAACGCCGTCACGAAGCCCACCACGCGATCCTGCGCCGCGAGCTCGATTGTGCGCTGCGCGCGCGCCAGCGGCCCCTCGTACTCGATGTCGAGATCCGCCTGGCCGGTGCGCGTCACGGCCTGCAACGTCTCGGGCAGCCGCAGGAATGCGCCGGCCCGCGCCATGAGCGCGAACGTGCGCTGGACCAGCGGGTTGAGGAACTCGCTTTCCAACCGCCCCGTGGTCGGACCCAGCAAGCGCTGCATCTGCTCTTGGAGCGCCAACACCTCCGTGGCCGTCATGTCCGGCTTCTCGCGCAGCACGAGCTGGTCGGTGAAGTAGATTGCGTGGATGCCCTGGCGCAACTCCCCGAGCACCATCTGGGCCATGTCAGGACGCTGGCGGGTGTCCATGAACATGAGCTGCTCGCCGATCGGGCCGGCCCCGTTGACGACGTTGCGTCCCATCGGCGTGGTGTCGAGATCCCCCACAATGGAGTCGTCACGCTCGAGCGACGGAGGCCAGATCTGCATCGGCGCGGCCTTCAAGATGAACTCCTTCGTCGCGTTCAGGGTGGCCACGTCGGGTAGCGCCGTGTGCGAGGGCGAGGTGCCATACGTCTCCCCGCTCGTCTTGGCCCACCGGGGCACCATGAACGGGAACTCCTCGAAGCCCCCTTCCTCGATCTTGTGCTTGAAGGGCACCGCGACGTAGCAAGACGCCCACGGCATGTTCTTGCTGCCGCGCTTGGCCTGCCCCGTCTCGCCGTCGTACTTGCGATCCAGCCGCGGATAGACGGCGTGGAGGATCTCCACGGGATCATCGGGCTTCTGCTTCAAACGTTCCAGCAGATCCGGCCCGATCGCCTCCTTCCACTTCGCGTAGGCGGCGCGCACACTCAGCTTGAACGTGCGGAACAGCGTATCCGCTTGGCCGTCCGCGTCCTCCGCGATGACGTAGGTGCCGATCGCAGGCACGTGGAAGCGGAAGCCGCCGAACACGCCGGCCTGGGTGATCGGCTTCTCCTCGACGAACAAGGCGCCCGTGCCGAACGCGGCGAGATCGAGATAGAGCTCATGCACTGACTGCGCGAAGGTGCTCTGGCGGAACGCGCGATGCATGCGGCGCGCGCAGTCCTCGAGCCAGTCCTGCACTTCCTTGATCGCGTTCAGGGCCTCCTGGCGCATCTTGAGCGACAGCCAGGGCTGCGTGCTGGGCGTCATGCTGGCGTGCAGCGAGGCGGCGAGGAGGCTGAGCGCGTGCGGCGCGGTGGCGTCGAAGAGACGCCCGGTTTTCTTCTGGCCCTCGGCGCGTTGCGTGGTGATCACGGCTTTGTACGGGATGCAGAAGTCGGCGATCTCCTGCCACACCGTGCGCGCCGTCCACTGCACGGCGAGGAGGTCTTGGTGGCGCTTCAGGAGGCGCTGGGCGCTGTCAGCCAAGCGTCCTACTCCCCGGCGTCTCCGCCGCCGGCGCCAGCCCGCCGCCTTCGCCGGCCAGGATCGTGCTGGCCCGCCCCCGCCGCCGCTTGATCGCTTTCGCCGCCACGACCTTCTCGGCTTGGATCTCCGCATCGCTCTTACCGGGCGGAGGCGGAGGCGGAGGCGGCGCCTTCGGAGGCGACGGGGAGAACGCCAGCACGGGCACCAGGATCAGACCCAGCCATTCAAGCATGCGTCTCTCCTCGCGGGGCCATGCGCAGACAGTACGCGTCCGCTGCGTCCTGACACGCCACGCAGAGCCGCGGCTCCGGACGCGAGCGTCGCAGCATCACGCCGCCTCGACCACACCGCGGGCACCTGGATTCCACGAAGGGATGCTCCTGAGCCCAGCTCCGCTCCGGATGGAGAACACCGTGCCACCACGCGCGCACCGCCGCGATCATCCGCGCTTCTCCCCGTGCAGCAGACTGCCGCGCTTGACTTTGTGCACGCCTTTGATCGTCCCTTTGTTGGCGCTGGCGTAGAAGACTCGTTTCGCCTTCTCAGGGCCATACGTGTCTTTCATCGCCGCCATGACCCGTTGCCCCTTGACCGTCATCGGCATGGCCACGCCCTCATAGCAGCCGATCCTCATTCAACGTCTCGCGCCGTTCCATCTCGATCGTCTGGTTGCGCAGGCGCACGCGGTCCTCCCACGACAGCGGATGGACACAGCGCCGGCTCGGCGGATGCACATAGAGGCACGAGGAGCACGCTCGCCGGCCACCGAGCGCGGTGGCGAGTACCGTCATGACCCAGACGCCGAGCAGCGCGACGAACGGGGCGAGCAGAAACCAGAGTCTCATCGCCGATTCAGCACCCACGGCCAGCGACGCACGCGCAGGGCGTAGACGAGATCGAGCACGGCCATGATCGGCCAGATCGTCAGCAGGGCGAGCACGAGGAGCGCCGCTGCTGCACCATCCTGGAGCCAGTTCGGCATCGCCGTCATCGCCGCCCCAGCTCTCGGGCGCCCGTCACGTCGCGCAGATCGAAGCCCTGACGCGCCTTGTTGGGCGTCTTGGGCCGCTGGTCGCGCGGCAGGAAGTCCTTGAGGCTCACCGCCATCAGACGGAAGGCGTCGGCGCCGTGCGACGCCCAGTCGTGTTGCGGCTCGCGTTGCAGCGTCTTCTTGTCGTCGTCCCACTTCGCGCGATAGGACGACAACGCGTCAATCAGCAGTTCGCAGTTCTTGATGTCGAACCAGCAGCGCGGGAACACGAGGCGCGCTTCGTTGATGCCGGGCAGCACGTCGCTCTTGGGAATGACGACGGTGGGTTTCACGCCCAGCGCTTGCAGCTGCTGCTCCATCGGCACACCCGCACTCGCCTGCTGGTGATAGCCCGCGTCGTGCGGGAGATAGTGCCGGCCGTAGAGATACGGCCGTTCGCGAATCAGCTTGGCGTAGTACGCCAGCCCTTCACTCCGGCTTTCCACGTAGTCGATCAGGTGCAGTTCGCGTCCCACGCGCTGCCCGAAGATGATGGCCGTGGCGTCGGTGAACCCGAGATCCCACCACGTCTCCACGGGGATCGTCGGCTCCCACGCGAGCGTCTTGATCCGGCCTTGCAGCCGCGCGGCCTCGAGTTCGCGCGCGTAGTAGGCGCCCTGGATCGCCGCCTCGAAGCTGCACTCGTACTCCTGCGCGAAGTGATCCTCGGTCATTTGCCGCCGGGCTCGCTGGACTTCGTCGGCCGCAATCACGCCGCTGTCGGCGTGGCGATAGAGCGCACTGAACCATTCCGCATCCTGGCGTGCTGTCTCATAGAGCCGGTAGAAATGATTCCGCCCGCGCGGCGTGCCGATGAACACGGCGAAGCCCTCACGGACCGCGATCGCTGGCCGGATCACCTCCGTCCACGCATCGGGGTTGATGTCCGCGTACTCATCCAACACGATGCCGTCGAGATGCATGCCGCGCAGGGCGTGGTAATTATCCGCGCCGAAGAGCTGCACCCGTGCGCCGTTGGGAAAGCGCGCTTGTAATTCCGACTCGCTGAACGTCACGGCGGGCGTGTCACAGGCGGACTTGAGAGCATCCCACGCCGCCTGCTTCACTTGGCGGTAGAGCGGGCCGAGATAGGCGTAGCGCCCGTTGGGTTTTTCGATGGCGCGCTTGACGAGATAGTTCACGCAGAGGGTGGTCTTTCCCCATCCGCGATGACAGACGAGGACGGAAAAGCGCGTGAGCCGCTTGAGGCACCAGAGCTGAGCGCCATGCGGACGGAAACCGGGGGCACTTCCTTCGCCGAGGTGTCCCACAGTATCACGATCGTGGTCGGCGATGACGGGACCTCTGTGGGCTTGATGTTGGCCAAGTCGAAGACGCGATCCGCCGCATCCAAGCGAATGCGATGATCGGGCTTCTCATCGCGTTCGGCATCGAGCGCTTCGACGGTGCGCGTGAACGCTTTGCGGACGTGATCGAGCTTGAACCCCGCGTGTTCGAGCACGAGTTCGCGCGTCCATATCACGCGGGGAGGATAGCACACGTTTCTATAGGCTTATCTCTTGCGGGGAAGTGTAGCGGGGAAGTGTGCCTACCGTCTAACTACGCGAAAACTCTAGCGGGTGGTTCCCATCAACTTTCGCTTGACAGTCATCCGAAAGATCGTTCTGAGCACCTGCATGTCGTGTTCGGTCAGTTTCCGGCAACGACGGGGGCCCGTGCGATCCGGACGATACTGAGGCGGGTCGAACAGCGCGCGTTTTTCCGAGAGTTCGTTCCAGAGCGTTTTGCGCGACACCCCGAAGAGGACGGCGGCCGCGTCGATCGTGTAGAACATGCCAGGCGGGAACGGGATCTGCTCATACGTGGTGCCATTGCGCATCTCGACATGGGCGACGACGCGGTGAACGACAAGTGCAAGCTCACAGGTTGCGCCTATACCGGTTGCAGCATGCCGTGACATGGGTCTCTCCGGCTGAGCTTACCGCTCTGATCGCCGTCGCCGGTCA